TGTGTTCTAAACTCTTGTACGGTTGTGACAGGTAAGATAACCATTCGTTCTGGGTCAATACCCCTGTCAATAACCATTTGTTTGGTGATTGCACTTTCTGATTCAAAGTACAGAACACCAGCGTCTGGATTTGCATCCAAGAACGACTTACACATACCCATTACAAAAAATGTTTTACCTGTTGCACTTTCACCAGCAACCGCAGTAATCTTGTTTGCAGGCAATCCACCGTAGATTGACCCACTCAAGAGTGCATTAAAAATGTACGAACCAGTGTCGATAAAAGTATCAACGTCACCCGCTTCTACACCTTCCGATACGAGAGCGGCATATTCGTTACCCGCTGTCTTCGCAATGTTTTTCAAAAAGTCCATATTAAATATCACCGTCCTTTCGATTTTCTGAGAGATACGCATCAAACCCGCCTGGGTAGCGTGCCTCCAACTTTTCGATATTTGTTTCAATTACATCGTCCATACTAATATCTAGTGCGATACACGCTTGTGCAATGTACCACATAATATCGCCGAGTTCCCTTTTCATATGATACTGTGCATCCTCATCCATAGGTTTTCCTTGAAAGAAACACTTCTTCACAATCTCTGCGAACTCTCCCCCCTCTGCACTGATACCAATCGCAGCGGTTAGAATACGTTCTGGTGCGACACCCTGTTCTTCAATAATATCACAAGACTCACTAAAGTAATCTGCATCCTTAGACGCTTGACTTGTGACCTCATCTACAAACTCTGTATATTTTTTAAAGTCTACTGTCATTTTATTCACCTTATATAGTTACTGTTTCCGATACACCAGAAACATGATTTTTCACTTTTATCCATTATATTTTCCATCATTTCAAAAGATTTAGATTCATAAATCATGTCTAATTCAAACCCGACATTCTTCTGTAATAATTTGTTGTAAGGGTATTTACCAGTATGGTAGTCATATTCATATTCCCAAACTGCACCTTCTAAGTTTTTGTGTATATCTTTTCTTCTATCAAAACCAAATGGTTGTAATGCAACAACCTTAAATTGTTTTTGAAACATACGAACACCTTCGATAACACCAGTAAAAGTCATACCACTTCCAAGAGGAACATACAGAGTATCACATTCTACATTTTCTATTTGTTCTGCAATTCTACCGATAATGGATGAACGATATCTTTGAGCTGCATAACCAAATAAAACTTTAAACATTGGTCTTTCTTCTGCGAGTTTATTTAAGTTCGCATATAGAACATTATTGAACCCCTGTGATTCACTCAATACAACCATTTCAGAACCCAAGTCTGCACATAGTTTCATCGCTTTATTTTTGAGTGCCTTTTCTACAGTTGTGTTACCAAATCCAATAATAGATTTCAAACCAAATTCTTCAGCGACCTTTGATACAATAACTGCCTGTGGGGAATGGATAGAGCTTGCAGTGGAAATAGTACCACCGCATTCTTCATTGATATAATCAAGATTGGTTCTTATTAAATCTCTACACTGTCTGATTTTACCACCAGTTACAAAATCTTCACCATAAGGTGCATACAAGTCATCTCTCTTAAAAAAGATACCATTGTATTCTTCAACTGGTGTCAGACCTTCATCATAATCCATTATGCAAAAAACCCTTCAAGTGTGTTTACCCTTTTGTGTCTAAACAAGTCTTTGTTAGAGTTCTTTGAGAAACACCATACGTTCTCAATATATATCTTGTTCATAAACTCGTCCATTGCAGCCTTGTCGAAATTACCATTCTCATCAGAGAAAACACTTTTCCCCTGTGGACGTTGCATGATTCTCATACCGACTTGACCCATGAAGTGTGGACGTAACATATCTACCAACTCATCACCAGAACGATATCTCTTACCTTTGATTTTTGGGTCAAGGATATTCACCATCATCACACCACCTTCACGCAGTGAGTTGAAACTGTTCTGTGCAACTGGAAGATAGAAGTCATCTCTCCACGCCTCGTACTCATTGAACTTCGCCCATGATTGGTCTTCTTCATGTTCACCACCTTCGTTGTATCTCTCTGTTGAGAAATATGGTGGTGAAGTAAATGCACAATCAACATCCTTGATTTCATCCCAAGGAAGATTCTCTGCACCACAACGATAAATCTGTACAGTCTTTTTGTTACCTGTTAACGATTGATAGAACTCAATCATCTTGTGGTATCTTTCAAACGTATTTGGGTTTGGGTCACAACCAATGTAATGTGTTGCATTAGAGGCAAAGAATGCAGTCAATCTGTCACCCCAACCCATAGATGTATCCAATACAGTTTTTGCATCAGTCATCTCATAAACTGTTTTCGCAACAATAGGTTTGAACTGCGTTGCAATGTAAGTACCAAGTCGAAATGCCATGATGTATGTACGACCTGTCAATTCTTGAGTATCATTTACACCACGAAAGATAGGGCCGAATGCACCCCAAAGATTGTCACCATCATTCCACCTTTGTACAGGTGATTTGTAACCGTAAGAACCACATTGCATTCTAAGGTCATTCATAAATGAATCTGCACAGTAGTTGAATTTGGATGGTGCATCAATCAAACCAAGTCCATACTCACTGTATGGATATTTGTAATCATCATACTTTTCAAAAACTCTGTGATTCTCTGTAACTGAAAGGTAATCAGTAAAGTCTGCTTTCTCTAGTTTACGAAAGTTAGTAACCACTTTCTCTTTGTTGAATTCTGCAAGAGGGAATGGTGGTTTCTCGTTTGTAATATATTCAGCGAGAACTTTACGAAACTCTTCCTTACCAAACTGTTCAATAGTATGTAAGAACTGACTTGTTTTCATAACAGGTAAACCTGTATGGTCAGCACTTCGTCTTAGTATTTCGTATAATTCGCTCATGTAAAAAAGTCCTCAAGAGTCGTTTGAGTACCAAATGACCTGTCAATATTCCAATTGATGTTGTCAGTGATAAAGGTCAAGGGTTCAACAAACGCCTTTTCATATTGTGTATCATAGTCGATATATTTGTGAATGTCAAGTTCTTTTGGAACTTTCGTGATAAATGAGATGACATTCGCACCAAGTGGGTTGGGTTGACGCAGTTGAATGAACTTAATCTTGTCACCCTCTTGGATATATGGATATTTAGCATTCAGATTCTTGTCTTGAATGAGGTGATTATAAATCAAACTACCTTTGATGTGCATGGGTGTGCCTTTACGATAGATTGATGCACTGTCACGAAACTTTCTAAGACCATTGACTGAACGTGGATATGCAATCTCTTCTGGGTCAAGATTGATAAACTCTTTACGGAAGTCTTGGATGAACGTGTTCAATTCTTTCTCTGAACCACCCATGATAATCTTGAGAGCTTCTTTAATCTTCTCACGACATGGTGCAGGCGTTGAAGACTTTACCGCTTCGATACCCATAATCTTGAGGGAAGGTTCTTTATATCGAACACCTTCCACATCCCACGCATTGAGGATGTACCTTTTCTTTGCAGTCCAGATACCTTTGTCTGCAATCACTTCACGTTTCATGAACATCTTTTGGTCATATGCACGAACATAATCTGCAAGTTGTTTATACGACTTGTCGATGAACGGTTCAATCTTTTCGTTTGCAATCGTATCAAGGAAGTCAATCGGATTGTTTGGTTTCACCTTCTCAATCAATGCATCGAATGTGACGTAGATTGAATCTGTGTCTGATGCAATCACATAGTCTGCATCTGTACCCAACAGTTTGTTGAGGTATTGATTAATCTTCTTCTCAATCCAACGAATAGACAACTGACCCGCTTTTGTGATACCTTCTGCAATCGCAAGGTCATAGTAACGGAAGTACTGATTACCAATCGCACCATAAGCAGAGTTCAATGAAATCTTACGAGCCATCTGAATGTTGTTGTAACGACTGATGAACTTTTGATACTTTGGGTCTTTCGTATCTTCGTAGTCCTGTTTCGCTTTCAACATCTTCTTCTTGAAGATAGTACGGTCATCATAAATCTCTTGCATCATCTCTGGAAGGAAACCCTTGAAGTCAGTACGATACAATGCACCATTTGGTGTAATCGTTGTATGTTCTGGAATATCAAGTGGGGTTTCAGATAACATATTGTCTACCTTCAAGTCAATGTATTGACCAGTGATAAGTGTCTCTGGTGACATATTGTATTGCATGATAAGGTGTGGATACAGTGAGTTCAAGTCAAATGACATCACCCACTTGTGTTGACCAACCTGTGGTTCTTTGACGTATGCACCTTCATACTTGTCAGACTTTGATTGATTAGACTTTTGAGGAATGACAATCTTCTTCTTCTTGAGATAATTGTGAATCAGAACATCCCAATACTTCACCTGTCCAAATACGTCTTCGTAATTCACCTTCGCCTCATAAGCCATGGTGAACAACAACTCCAACAGTTTCATCTTGTCTTCCAATTGGTCAACAAGTTCAACGTCAACGATGTTGTAGTCAATAAATGATTGATAGTCTTTAGTATACCAATCACGGAAAGTGTCGTATGGGTTTTCGTTCTTCTTTGCACCAAGTTCAACTGATGCAATATGGTCAAGTCGATAGGATTCCTGTCGAGTGTAAGTAAACTTCTGATACAGTTGTAGATAGTCGAGGTTTGCAACACCTTGAATATCATAGACCTGTTGTGGTCTACCATGAGAGTAAACAGAACGTGATGAGATATTACCCCAAGGAGAAAACTCCTTTGCACGTTCTTCACCAAGAACCTTAGTTACACGATTGACAAGGAACGGAATATCAAAGAACTCCGTGTTCCAACCAGTGATTGCATCTGGGTAGTGTTTGACCCAAAAGTTCATGAACGATGCAAGTAGTTCGTTCTCATTAGAACAATTGATATAGGTTACGTCTTCTCTGTCTGTGTGATAGTCACCAATACCCCACACCACAATCTTCTTTGTCGATTGGTTTTTGATAGTGATAGAAAGCATCTCTTCTTCTGCTTTCTCTGGGTCTGGGAAACCGTTCTCACATTGAGTTTCGATGTCGATTGTGACCACAAGAATCTTGTCACTATCCCAATCAACACGGTCTGGGTAAGTATCTGACAGGTAAGTGTACGCAAACCTGTCCAACCCATAAACTAGATGGGGTTGGTTTTGATACTGTGCAATGAATTCTTTTGCATCCTTGATTGTATCATGTTTGTAAGGCATGACACTCTTACCATCAAGTGTCTTCCATCCAGTATCTTTTTGAACTGGAACATACAAGGTCGGTGAGTACTTGACCTTGTGGACAAGTCTCTCACCGTTCTTGTATTCACGAACTAGGATGTTGTTGCCCCACTGGACAACATTAGTATAGAAACGCATAATATAGTTATATCACCTTAGTTATAGGTTGTCAAGTGAAAAGTGTGTGTTGTTTATTTCTACCGAAATGCTTTTCAATCATATCCAATCTATCTTGTGCAGACGCAAGTTTGTCTAGTTCTGCGATTACTGCTTCTGTAATATCAGAGTGTTCACCGATACCAGCAGGCATTGTTTTGTAAACTTCAATATTTGCGATGTGAACTGCAACTTCACCCTCTGCTTGTTTCCTTGCAGCTTCAATAATATAGTCACCAGTTTTCATGATTATTCACCTTCTTTCTTTTTTCCAATATTGTATTTTGTTTCTAGTTTCCACTCATTTTTTTCTTTAAACGAGATGACTTTTATTTGAGACAATGGTGCTGCCTCTACAACAGATGTTCCAATAACATCTATTAGACCCCAATCCGATAAAAGATTGGCAATAGTATTTCTCCGAGCAATATCGTTTTCTGATAGGTTAGTGTCTTTTCCGTCTAACGCAAACAGTTCCTTAAAATGCACAATATAGTACTTACCTTGTTTATGTAATATGTGACATGATTGGAAGAGTGTTTTATCTTTGCGAGAAGCGACACCAATACGAGATAGGGTTTCACGAACTTTTAGGAAATCGTCTGGTTCATTCAGACGGACTTCCAGCATTTGCTCTGGACTCCACGATGTTTCATTCATTTCCTTCCACCTTTATTCAATTTCTTTTTTATCATGGCGAGGTCATCATCAGAAAGTATGTCCAAAGCTTGTTTTGCTTTTTCATTATTATAACCAAAATATTCTTTTACATACTCAAGGTTTTTAGATTTGTTCGCCTTCATCCACGGAGAATATCGTTTCATTCTCCTTAGACTATTTAGTAAAAAGTCATATTGTAACTTGTTATCAAGGTGGTGACGTTGATTCATCTCATTGACCAACATCACTGTTCTCAAGTCAGTGTCACAAGGTGCAAGACATTTATTGACAATGAAGGCAGGGTACTTCTTCTCCCACACTTCATCGTCACCATCCATCAAGTTATCTTTGGATAAGTTGATAGAATATAGATACTCTTTCAACTCATACATTACTTGAACTCGACTTGTTGCATTATCTCTGTGAGACAAGCGAGGAGATTAATTTCTTGGTCAGCGACAAAGGCAGACTTATAAGAATAATCAGCAAGTATGAGGACACAGTGAGGAATAGAGCTAGGTGCAACACTATCATATAGACTATCATAAATCCTACGATATATCCTACTAGGGTCGTTGTCCAGATTATGAACAATCCACTTTCTAGTATTCGTGAACTCTTTATTCTTGATAAATGATAAGAGCTCTTGGATAGAAGAGTCTGATAGATTGACGAGGATTCCAGAGTCGATTTGACCTGTTGCAGAGTATCGTTGTAGTTCGTTAAGAGTTCTTCTCCAATCTGGGAAAAACTTACCAATAAGAGTCGCCACAACATCATCATTCGATTTGACATTTTCAGTCTCCAAAATATGTTGTACACGTTTCATGAACTGTGATGCAAGTTTAGGTTTCTCAGCGTTTGGAATACGAAACTCCACCGTTGAACACCTACTGTGCAATGGTTCGATAATACGATTTCTGAAATTACAAGTCAGAATGAATCCACAGTTCTTACTGAATTCCTCAATAAAACCACGCAACGCTGGTTGCGTGGATTGTGGGTTCAGATAATCTGCCTCATCCAGAATAACGTATTTACGTTTACCGTCCATAGAAACGGTACTCGCAAAGTTTTTGATTTTAGTTCGTAGAGTGTCGATACCAGATTCCTCTGAACCGTTAATCATCATGTAGGTACAACCGATTTGTTCCAACATCGCTTTTGCAATGGTGGTCTTACCGACACCAGCAGTACCAGTAAGTAACAGGTTTGGAATCTCTTCGTTCTCTACGAACTGTTGAAAGGTTTGTTTTAGTTCACTTGGAAGTATGCAATCCTCAATGGTTTGAGGACGATACTTCTCTACCCATAATATTTCATCCATACTAAGCAGTCTCTAGTGCAATAAAGTATTCGATGTCTTTGTTGACGTTCTTAAAACGTGAGATACCTTTCTCCGATACCTGTACGTTATAATCACCAGAAAGTAGTTTAAGGTTCTCTACTTTGAAGTAGAACTTCTTACCTTTCGCTGGACTTTCTGCACCAACCTCTACACTAAAGTTGTTGGATGTATCGTTCTTGCGGTCACTTACACGCAAGTCCATAATACTGTCA